GGTTATTCTCGCGGCGATTAATCGCTAGATAAATCGCTAATGATTACAGTGACTAATGGAAGAATTAGCTAAAAGCGAATTAGTATCGAGAGGACAATACGCAAGATATAAAGGCGTCACAACGCCTTACATAATCGCATGGATTAAGAAATACGACGTTCCGCTTACTGATAACAAACTAAACGTCGAGGTCGCGGATCGGTATTGGTTGATGCGCCCACAATCACGCGCCAAGAAAATCGATTTTAGCGAAGCGCGAACCGCGAAAATGCAAGCTGATGCAAGACTTGCCGAAATGAACGCGGACCAAATGGCGCAGCAGTTAGTCGAAACCGAAAGCGTGGTCGAAACATGGGAGCGATCATTCGCCAAGATCAAAACGAAACTAACCGCGTTACCGAATAAGCTCGGCCCGATCATGGCGCTTCAAGAAGACCCGAAGATATGCACGAATCAATTACGAAATGCCATTAACAAAACCCTTAACGAATTGGCAACCGCCGCCCGAGGGCGAAACAGACGCAGAGCGAAATCAGCGGCTACTGGATGAAATAGTCGAACGATCATTTCAGGTGTTTGCAACACCGCCTGAAATGACGATAAGCGAATGGGCCGATACCGAAAGACAACTTTCCAGAGAATCATCAAGCGCGTTTGGACAATGGGAAACATCGATAAACGAACCGCTCCGCGGAATCATGGACGCGATCAGCGATCCCGAAGTCGAGGAGGTCGTGGTGATGAGCGCGAGCCAAGTCGGCAAAACCGAAGCTATCCTAAACGCGATTGGCTACCACATTCAAAACGATCCTTGTCCGATTCTCTCGGTGATGCCGAACGAAGCGATGGCAATGAGCATGAGTCGCGACCGGATTGCGCCGATGATACGGGACACGCCAGCGCTAAAGGGATTAGTGAGCGATCCGAAATCGAGGTCGACGGGGAACACGATTTTACACAAGACGTTTCCAGGTGGACATATAACTCTTGCTTCCGCGCAAAGTCCAGCGAACCTCGCGGCGCGTTCTTGCCGATTGGTCTTACTCGATGAGGTGGATCGATTCCCCGCGTCAAGCGGATCAGAAGGTGATCCCGTATCACTTGCAAAACGTCGATCGGTTTCGTTTTGGAATCGGAAAATCGTTTTAACGTCTACGCCAACGATTAAAGGTGAATCACGAATCGAGGCCGCGTATGAAACGAGTGATAAACGCCGTTATTTCGTTCCTTGCGGAGAGTGCGGCGAATTTCAAACTCTTGATTGGTCAAATGTCGTTTGGAGTTCCGGGGATACACAAAGCGCCAGGTATCAATGCGGATCATGCGATTCAAAATGGACCGATATCGAGCGAAGGCGAGCAATCACCAAAGGAGAGTGGCGAGCTTCTCAGAATTGTACAGGAGTGGCGGGCTTTCACCTCTCCGGACTCTATTCGCCATTCGTTACGCTCGGACAAGCCGCAAATGAATTCGTAAACGCAAAAAAACATCCGGAAATATTAAGAACGTGGGTCAATACCTATTTAAGCGAATCTTGGGAGGAAGACTCTGAGCAACTTAACACAAACGAACTCATTGAACGCCGTGAAGCGTATCCAGACGCGATTCCAGACGGCGTTCTCGTACTCACCGCTGGCGTCGATGTTCAGGCGGATCGTCTTGAATGCTTGGTTGTGGGTCATTCCCATGCAGACGAATTGTATTTTATCGATCAAAAAATTTTCTATGGTTCTCCGGCTAATAATCAAGTATGGGAAGAACTTAGCGATTATCTGCGTTCTTCTTGGACGCATCCAAACGGCAAAGATATGCGGATTATACAAACGCTTATTGATAGCGGTTATGAAACGCAAGCAGTCTATCGATTTTGCAAACGCATGGTCGGTTCAAGAGTTAACGCGTCTAAAGGCGTTGGAGGTACGGGCCGACCTGCGGTCGGAAGACCTTCAAAAGCAAATTCAGCAAATTGCAACGTATTTCCAATTGGAACCAACACGCTCAAAGAAGTCTTATTTGCAAGATTGCGAGTCAAAGAACCTGGACCCGCGTTTTGGCATATTCCCGAACATTTCGATGAAGAATTCTGCTACCAACTTACGGCTGAAAAAGCCGTTAAAAGATATTCTAAGGGAATTCCGCGAATTGAATATATTAAGCTCCGACCCCGTAACGAGGCGCTTGATTTAGCAGTATTGAACCTTGCGGCATTTGCAATGTTGAACGTAAACACGAACGCGGTACACAAACGATTACAAGATCAACGCAAGCCCGAGCAAAAACCAAACCCAAGAACCCAACGTTCTTGGGTCTCGGGTGTATCACATAAAAGGCGATTTTGAGTAATTTATTCGATTCCACGAATTATCCGACCAGCGAGCCGACGTTAGCGCTTTACGGTTCACCAATCGTGGCAGGGAATACCGTCAATTGGAAGAAATCCGGGTTGTACGATGATTATCCAGATTCAGCCTATGCGCTTGCTTACAAAGCCACTTTGAATGGAACACCAGGGACCAGTTTCACGGTGACGGGTTCAGTAACGTCAGAAGAATGGTTTTTTAATATAACAGATGGAAATTCAGCAAATTTAAACCCTGGAATTTATCAATGGAATTTTTATGTAACCAAATCTTCAACAGATGAAAGAATCAGGCTTGATTCTGGTGTCTGGGAAGTGGTCCCAAATATTTCTACCAACACCACAACTGATGTTCAATCTCATGCGCGTAAAGTATTGAGTTCCATCGAAGCAGTGATCGAGGGACGCGCTTCAGTCGATCAATCGAGCTACTCGATTGCAGGGCGATCTTTATCGCGCATGAGTATTGACGAACTTTTGCTTTTTCGCGACCGTTACCGTGCCGAATGGCTCAAAGAAAAACGACTTGAGCGCTCCAAAAAAGGCAAAGGGCATAACGGTATTATCCTTACACGCTTCACAAACTGATGGGATTCTTAAACATATTCAAAAAGAAGCGACCACGTAAAACATTGACGCGTGATCAGATGATTCATCTTTCACGTCAATTTGATTCGGCGAAGTTTGACAACATCTTTGCAGGATGGACCGGAACAAGTGCCGCACCAGATGAAGAACTCAAAGGCGCACTTCCAACGATACGCGCCCGCACCAGGTCGCTTTGTCAGAATTCAGAGTATGCGAAAAAATTCATTACTCTAACAAAGGCAAATGTGATCGGCCCGCGTGGTTTCAAGTTTCAGGCAAAGACCAGAAACGTTCAGGGTGATTTGGATAAGTTTGATAATAACTACCTGGAACGTTTGTTTTTCGAGTGGTCGAAAAATCCTGATTATGTCTCAGTTGATGGGCGTCAGGATTGGTTAGGAATTCAAAATATCGTCATGGAAACGCTTGCACGGGATGGTGAATGCTTCATCAGGATAATGCGTGCCGAGGGTGGAAATCCATTCGGGTTTTCGCTTTGGGTTTTAGAAGGTGATGCAATCCCAATCAATCACAATATTCAAACAAAGAATAATGAATATATTGTGATGGGAATCGAGCAGAATAAGTTCGGAAAACCTCTCGCATATTATCAGGCACTTAAAACGCCAACTCAACTAAGTAGTTACGATTTTGCCACTGAAACTGAACGCGTCCCGGCATCCGAAATCATCCATTTATACATGCAGGAACGCCCGTCGCAGTCTCGTGGGATTCCATGGCTCAACACTGCAATCCGTCCACTACAAATTCTGTCGGATTATACAGAAAGCTCTTTGGTCGCATCCCGCATTGGCGCAAGTGCAATCGGTTTTTTTAAATCACCAGACGGATCAGGGTTCGTCGGTGATGGTGAGGACTCATCTGGAAATCTATTGACAGATTTCCAGCCTGGAACGTTCCAACAATTGCCGAATGGGATGGAGTTCGAAGCATTTGACCCGAAACATCCGACGACTAATTTCAGTGATTTCGTCAAGGCTGTCCTTCGAGGCGCGGCAAACGGTGCAGGCGTTTCATACAACGCACTTGCAAACGATCTGGAAAATGTCAATTACTCATCAATCCGCGCAGGGGTTCAAGAAGATCAGGCGCATTGGAAAACTCTGCAACAGTTTATGATTACACGGTTCTGTTATCCGGTTTATAGAAACTGGCTGAAGATGGGAATAACGACGGGTCAAATAAATCTTCCAATGAGCAAATTATTCAAGTTTCAAGAAGTCGTTTTTCATCCTCGCGGCTGGAGCTATGTTGACCCATTAAAAGAGTTGCGAGCGAAAGAATTGGCCCTTCAAATGGGTGTTACGTCCATTGGAAAAATAACAGCCGAAGCAGGTGAGGAATGGACTGATATTTTTGCAGAACTTGCCGCAGAAAAAGACGTTGCCGAGGGACTAGGTTTGAACTTAACGGGGCCGGTAAATCCCGCACCAACGGAAACCATCGAGGTAGAAAATGGAAATGAAAACGATTGAAACGGGGATATTAACCCGAATTCTTGAAGTCAAAGAATCAACGACAGACGCGGAATCGCGGACGTTGGAAATTAGCTTTTCGTCTGAAGCTCCGGTGGAACGGAGCTTTGGGTCGGAAATTTTAGACCATAAGCCTGAAAGCGTCCGCCTGGGAAGGCTGAACAGTTCGGCTCCGGTCTTGTTTAATCACGATATCGATCAACCGATTGGCGTCGTGGAAAGTGCCAGGATAGAAGAAAAAATCGGACGTGCATCAATTCGGTTTGGAAAATCGGAAAGAGCAGATGAGGTTTTTCAAGACATCATGGACGGTATCTTAAAAAATGTTTCGGTAGGTTATGCAGTACATCGGATGGAACAAACCAAAGACAATCCTCCAGAGTATCGAGTAACCGATTTTGAACCACATGAAATCTCAATAGTTTCGGTTCCGGCTGATATTAGTATCGGCGTCGGACGCGAAGGAGAAACACGGTTTCAAACCGAAATAATTGAACTACCCAAAAAACAAAAACCTAATATGGAAGTTGAAGTACAAGAACGCGTCGTAGATATGGACGCGGTTATCAAAGAAGCAGGACAAGCGGAGCAAAAAAGAATCCGCGAAATCGAAGCATATGGTCGGGAACATAAAGAAACCGAACTTGCAGAACAGTTCATCAAAGATGGAAAATCCGAAGGTGAATTTGCGCGAGAAATCCTAACACGGATTCAAAAACGCCCGAAGGAACATTCAGATATTGGGTTGACTAATAAGGAAACCAAACGGTTCTCTTGGATGAAATTAATCAACCACATGGCAAAACCAGGATCGGAAAGATTCAGACGCGAAGCAGAGTTCGAAATCGACACATGTCTTGCCGCTGAAAAGAAGCAGAGTAAAGCACCACGGGGATATTATATACCAAATGAAGTTTTGAATGATCGACGTATCAAAACGCCTTTGCGTTATGGGACACGCGAACTTCAAGCAGGATCCGGAGACGGTGCGAACCTTGTTCC